TTCGTCTCAATAATCTTGATTCCGCCTATGAGCTTTCGCGTAATTGGGATAAGCGCTTTGACGTTGAAATTCCGAATCCTCAGTACGAAAGGAATCTCCGTAGTTCCAATCCTATTACTCGTGGTAATCCTGGTCCCCGGTCTTTTAAGGTTTCGATGTCTCTTAAAGATTTTTATGACAAAACTATTGTAAACGAAGCGAACGCATCTGATTTTCTTCCTGAGCAGGCTCGTATTGCCCTTCGTAATGCAAAGGTTGATCCGTATGTCGAAATTTCTAAAGCTTTAATTGGTGCGGCTTCTAGCCTCGTTGGCGCAGGTATTATACGAGGTGGAATGTCACGTGCTGCTGGCACTATTTCTGCCGGTGGTTCTTCCGCCAATTCCACAGCCTCCTCTATGACTACTCGTTATGATTCTAGAGGTAATGTTGTTGGTTATGCTAAAACTGAGATGAATCGTAGTGGTTATTCGAGTTCGTACAATAATTCTCGTCATTCGCGTTGATTTTTTTTGGACTTTTATTTTCTTTTGTTACATTTGCATTGTCAAACCAATAACTTTCATATTATGAGAAATCAAGAACAACCTGTAACTGACAAACTGTTACTCGATGTTATGGAGTATGCATTTGTCGAATGGCTTATCCATCGAGGAATATTTACTGCCTTTAGGACGAACTATTACCGTACCTCTCTGACTCAGAAGACTTTTCGAGAGTTCTTGCGTGCCCAGATCCAACATGTTTATAATACACCTAGCCTTGGCCCCGAATCTCTCATCTCCTCTGCTTTTCTGTTTACTTCAACTCCTGAAGGCAACGACTTCTGGGTTGAGCACTCTGACGCTTGGGCGTCTTTCTACAATAGGCTCTAAATAAAACGTTAAATTATATTATTATGACACAGATTCATCTTGTTATTCGTCGTATTAACCCTGCTGTTAAGGTCGATCTTGTTCAGGTAGGCCGTCTTGAAGATGGTCAGTTTACGACACTTCCTCTTGACACTTTTAAGGATGCTCCTTTTTCAAAGTATGTAGAGTGTTCCAGCTTTTCTGATTCGCCCTACATCGAGCATCATTCTATTTCGGATCTGATCGCATCTCTGATCTCGTATCCGAATTTTGCGATCGAGTTTTTCGATAACACTCTCGTTCTTACGTTTGACCTTAATTTGTCTGATGATGAAAGCGCGTCGGAAGAAGAAGGGAAAGGGCACTAGAGTAGTGACCCGCCCGCTTGGTGGAAGAGTTCTTTAACTCTCTGAGCCCCAGGAGACACCCCTCTCCTGCGGGTTCTTTACGTAGTAATTGATGCTAAGTAATATTTTTGAATTATGGATTATTTTGATTTTAGACCTAGATTTTCCCCTATTCTTGATAGTGTTCCTCATCGTTACTCCATTGGCGCATACCGTGGTAAAAAGCGAGTCGTTATTGCTTGGTTCTCTGATGAGACTCCTGCGAATGATTACCTAGTTCGTTGTCGTCTTACTAATCCTTATATTAAGTTCGATTGTCTTAGAAGTCTTTTGTAGTGGCCTGTTCTTCTCCCATATGGATACGAAATCGCCGTTATTTCGACAAGAAAAATCCTTGTCGCAACGGTTCTGATGTCGCCAAGTCGGCTTTAGCTCTTCGTCCCTGGGACGTCGCCCGCCAGTGGTTAATGGTTCCCTGTGGAAAGTGTGAAGACTGCTTGCGTCGTCAGCGTAATGATTGGTTTGTTCGTCTTGAGCGTGAGCTTGCTCGCTGTAAGGCTGAGTCTCGGCAGGCTATTTTTATTACGATAACAATATCGCCGAAGTATTACGATGAAGCATTGCGAGATCCTTCTAAGTTTATCCGACGATGGAATGAGCGTATTCGCCATAAGATCGGCCACTCCTTTAAACATGCGTTTTTCCAGGAGTTTGGCACCCACCCAGAGACAGGATCAGCTCCACGACTTCACTTCCATGGTTTTCTTTTTGGAACCGATTGTATGTACAATGACATTCGATCAGCTGTTAGTGACCTTGGTTTCGTGTGGTTGGTGAAAGCAACCCAGAAGCGTGCTCGTTACTGCGTTAAGTATGTTACTAAACAAATTCAGTTTAATCCCGAGGAAATCTCGGATAAATTCGTTACCTTAAATGGAAAAATTACACCTTTGGCTACTCTCCTCCAACATCGCCGTTATACACGAAAATTCGTATCTGCTGGCGTTGGTGATTTTCTTGGTTATATGCCTCGCCCTACTGCTCGTGTTTCGTCGTGGTCTTATTTTGATTTTGAGAAGCGCATCAATTATAATTACACGATTCCTCGATATTACCTTAGATACCTTAAACCGGAAGACGACGTTATTCGCTCGATTACCGCTGCTGATGCTTATTCACGTTTTAGCAAGTCTTCTCTGGTTAAGCGTATTGTGTCTCTGTGTGTTGACCGGTTCGGTCTCAATTCCTCCGTATCCCGTAGAGAGACATATACGTGGGAGCAAAAGCAAATAATGCGTTTTTCTGCTTCCTCTCGTAAGATGCCCGATTTTGACCCCCCTACTTGGCTAGATCAGGATATTCTTCAGTTTTGGAGAGATCATTATAAACTTCAACTAATTATTTAATTTATGGGAAGACAACCTTTTATTTCTCACGCCGTCAATGGCTACTCTCGCTACGATGTTCCCGAGGGTAAAGCTTTTACATGCACGCCGGGTATTCTGTATCCTGTGCGAATCGATTTTATTAATGCCCGTGACCGCGTTTCTATTGAACAGGGTATCGATGTTCGTAGCAACCCGCTTGCTGTTCCGACATTCAATCCCTACACTATTCGTTTGCATCGTTTTTGGGTGCCGCTTCAACTTTACCATCCTGAGTTGAGGACGAATAGTAGTAAGTTTGATATGAATGAATTGAGCTTGAATTGGATTACCGCTCTTGTTGGTACTTCTGGGACCACTACCCCTAATTCTGCTCTTGGTACTTCGCGAGCTTATCCCAATTCGCTCATGTCTTGGCTTCGCGTTTCCAATAAGACATCGCTTCAGCTTTCTAATCAGCCTCCTTATACTGCCGCTCTCCCTTCTAGTGCTGCGGTCAATCAATGGGCGAACGCTGATACGTATTTAGCTTATTGGGACATCGTTCGAAATTACTACAGTTACTCGCAGTGGTCTTTATACTCGATTGCGTGGCCTGCTTCCTGGTCAGTTTCGGATGGTTCTTATCATTTTGCTGCAGAATCTTCGTTTTTTAAGCAGGAGTTCGCTAACTTAGAGTTTCTCGACTCTTATTTTGAGAGTCAGTTTTACCCATCAGCTGTTTCGAGCACGAATAATACTTTCAATAGAGGTAACTTATTTTTCCAGATAATCGATTCCCAACTTCCCTCAGGTGGCGATCAAGATGGCTACCCTGTTTCTACCACGTTGCCTAGTGGTGCTAATATTGTTTCCGGCGGCGGTCCGTCCGGTCAGTTCTCCACCGCTATAGGCACATCCTCTGTCTCCAGTATTTCGGCCTTTTTGTTTGCGCATCCTATGGCTGTTGTGCCTTCAAACCCCGATCGCTTTAGTCGTCTTATTCCCGTAGGTTCTTCGTCTGCTGTTTCTATGACCGGAGTAAACACTATTCCGCAGTTGGCTATTGCTTCTCGTCTTCAGGAATATAAAGACCTTCTCGGCGCTGGAGGTAGTCGTTATAGCGATTGGCTCGAAACGTTTTTTGCTTCTAAAATTGAGCATGTAGACCGACCTAAGCTTCTTTTTAGTGCTTCTCAGACTGTCAACGTTCAGATTGTTATGAACCAAGCTGGCCAGAATAACTTCTCCGGTTCGGGCATGACTGGTCCCCTAGGACAGCAAGGTGGTGCCATTGCTTTCAACGATCGATTAGGTCGCCGACAGTCTTACTATTTCCGCGAGCCCGGTTATATGATCGATATGCTGAGCATTCGTCCTGTTTATTTTTGGAGTGGCATTACCCCTGATTATTTAAACTATCAAGGGTCGGATTATTTTAATCCCATTTACAACGATATCGGATATCAGGATGTCCCCGCTGCAAGACTTTTTAGTAATGCGGCAGGCTCAAACCTTGGTCTTGCCGTTGCCTACGAGCCTTGTTTCAACGAGTTTCGTTCGTCTTATGATGAAGTATTAGGGTCTCTGTCTGCGTACCCTGCTCCTGTGTTAGGCACCCCAAAGTCTCTTTATTCGTATTGGGTGCAGCAGCGTTCACTTGGTTTCTCGTATGTAGGCTCCGCTAGCGCCAATTATTATCCCGCGCTTTTTGTGGATATGGCTCAGGTTAATTCACCTTTTGCTTCTAACGTGGAGGATAATTTCTTTATAAATATGTCCTACGCGGTTCAGAAGAAGACTTTGATTAATAAAACATTTGCAACTCGTTTGTCTAACCGCTAATACATTGATTTTATGGCACTTGATTGGCTTCTCGAAGATACTCCTGCCTACGTTTCTCGTGGTCAGCGTATTCTTTCTGTTCTCGACGGTTCTGGCTCCGTCGATGTCCTCCCCGGTCGTCCTGACGTGGCGGCTGAGCCTTCTGATTTTGATAAGGGTGAGAAATTCAACCCTGATATCGACTTCGACCCTAATTCGTTTTCCCGTATGGATAAGTTTGACGGTCTCGAGGTCGGTCAGGAACTCATTGACTCAGAGTTAGATAAGTCGAAGTCTGCTTCGAAAAACCCCAGCTCTGAAGAAAAATAGTACACCCTTCACTAGACGATATATGCTACGTGCGCGGACCCCTTCTGCGAGAGTTCGTGAATCGCTGAAGGTTATTGGTAACGACTGCAGGAGAGGCCGCGCATTTTTCTATCGTTCTTTAATGTTTTAAGCTATGTCTGACACTAAAATTCCCTTCTACAAATCGAAGGCCTTTTGGACACTTGTTTCGTCTATTATTGCCGCTCTTTCGGCCTTTTTCCTCGCTTCGTGTTCTGCACAGGCGAAGGTAGCTCGTACTGGTGTTCATATTGATACTGTTCGTGTAGATTACATTATTCGTTCTAACAACTTTACGCTTCCGTAGTATGCAACTTATTGATTTCAAAAGCTACGTTGAACCTATTTCTACCGGTGCTGTTATTGGCGCTGCTGGCCTTTCTGCCGGTGGTCAGGTAGCTTCGGGCCTCTTCAAGCCTTCTCTCAAAAGGCAATGGAAGTACCAGCAGAAGCAGATGAAACTTCAGCAGCAGTACGCTTTAGAGCAGATGCAGAAGCAAGGTGAGATCAACTACGCCAATTGGCAGAAGCAATTTGATTACGAAAACGCTTATAACGATCCTTCGAAGGTCTTCGATCGCTATCTAAAAGCCGGTATTACGCCTGCCGCGGTTCTCGGGTCTAGTGGCGTTGGCGTTAATGCTACTATGTCTGGTGGTTCTGCCGGTTCTGTGGGTGCTTCCGGTCCCTCCGGTGGTTCATTCGACTTCTCTAGCCAGCTGTCTCCCGGTGTCGGTTCTGCTGCTGCCGGAACTGCCCTTGAAGCTATGGGTGTTAACTCTACTATTGAGCGGAATCGGGCTGCCGCTGCTCGTGATGAGGCTGAAGCTCGTTCTATTGATGACCAGAATGTTGGCAGCCAGCTTTATACTGCTATGGCTCAAGCTCGAGTAGCTCTTGATGAAGCTATTACTAAGCATAATCTAGCCGCTCGTGATGTTCTTCAGGTTCAGGAGGATATAGAGAAGAATAATCGATTTATCTCCGATAGTACGCTCTTGAGCGTCATTGATGAAAAGAAGAATCAGTCTGCTGCCGTTGCTGCAACAGTCAAGCGTTTAGGCATCGAGAATGATAATTTAGGTGTACTTATGTCTGCTCAGGCTTTTATGATGAATACTCAGGGTGCACTCAATCAGGTTTTAGGTGAGCAGGCTCGCGAGGTGATTGAATCCCTTCGTCTCAATAATCTTGATTCCGCCTATGAGCTTTCGCGTAATTGGGATAAGCGCTTTGACGTTGAAATTCCGAATCCTCAGTACGAAAGGAATCTCCGTAGTTCCAATCCTATTACTCG